GTTCGTAGCCAGCGAACTGGACGGGAAATGGGGGAATCGAACCCACATTACGAAATCCCGTTCCGGGGAACCATCCCCAGACCCGGTCGGCGACCGGAAAACAGCGGAAACAAGCGATCAGCCCTATGCTTGGCAGCTTAGACCGCACACATAGGCATTCAGCCTGGAGGCTTAGACCTCACACCTGTTACTGATCACTTCGGGTCAGAAAGCAGCACCACTCCATTTCCATCAGGTCAGTAGGGGCCGCCGGGTATTAACAACCCTTCAGATTCTCGACCATCTCTGGTCTTGATCAGCGATTTACCCGCCTCACGACGGAACCCTTTTCCTTACTGCGTATTGCCCCTTGATTGGTTATCCCAACTAAATGGGACCTACCCGTATCCCGGGCAGGATCGGCCGAAACCGAAAGGGTTCGCCACAGGCTGAAAGCAATGCCATGGCGTTGGTGGAGCTCAGGCCTGCACAATTAAGCCGACCCTAGGCTTAACTTGTTCCAGCTGCCTCGAACAAAACCTGCATGCGAGAAACAAGCAGGTGCTCATTGCACCACACCCCTCGCCCTTTCTCCCAACGAACCCTTCCAAAGACGGATTCGTTGCGCCTAAGATTCACCCATCGCCAGGTCTGAGAGCGGGATAAACGTAACATACCCCGCACCCGGGCACTGATCAACGTGCCCAATCCGTATGGGGAAACACCCCTCCGGATGATGGCCATGGCGGTGTCCTCTCGGGCCCTAGTCAGTGATAGGCGGCCATACCAGGCATGATAAGCGAGTTCGTCAGACCAACGACGTTCCCACTCCAAGATTTGTTCACAACTGAACCAATTCCTGGAAACCTGGCGCCAACCATCGGGGATACCCCCCTCAACAAAGGAGGGTAAGGGAGGCTCAACCATTTGTTCAAGATAGAAGAGCTCCCTATGCCACATACCCACCTCCTGTAGCATTCCCCGATCCACAGCTAAACCCAACCCCCTTGTGATCGATCTACGTGACGCATGCACGCCTTTCTGATTAAGGACCAAGAAGCTCGACCGAACAATCTTGCTTCTCTCCCGCCCATAACCAGAACAAGCTGAATAGAAACGACCATTCAGCGAGACGACCTGTTCGGAACAACTCCCACGCGGAAAAAGGGCACTTGACCTAACAAATCCCACAAGGCGCCCCCCCTGGGCCGAAGACCAGAAGGGGGTTGAGTTAAGGGTAAATGCACGTGAATGCACTAACGTTTTTCCCTTACTCAGAGTCAATCCGCCCTTAGCTACATTATTCTCCCAACGAGTCACCTCTTGAGGTGTCGCGCGGAAGACGATATCATCGCCATTGATCCGGACTGGAACCCGTCGACGGATCGAATACCGAAAGGTAATGTAGTTTACCAGGCACAAAAGGGGAAAGGAAGTTAACTGTCCCATGAGCTGTCCACGTTCCTGACGGAAGTGCATTCCATCACACACTAGAACCGAATGATAGATGGACAGAGCGTGTTCGCGAATACCTGTAGGTACAGTAAACGACCGCTCTAACAGCTCTCTCATGATATCAACCTGGAGATTGGCATTCAAATTGTCTGTGGCACTTTCGTAATCGCCACTCACGAAGACCTCACCCTCCACAGGGGAGAAATCTTTGAACCGTGCCGGCTTCGCATCTCCACGAAGCAACCATGAGAAACGGGAGAGATGAGAGTAGATAGCTTGGTGCAGTGGTCGAAGAGCGTTGTCCACCCGAGGGGGAATCGACACTATTCTCCACTTACCTCCTGTTTCTATAGCCTCTACTCGAGAAACCCCTCGGGGGCGTGGAGCAACGGATTTCATGACGTACTCACAGAATTCAGCTCGTGAGCGCCATTCTTCCCTCCACAAGCCTCGGCAGCCCCCTTCCAACCGACCTGTCTCCGCACAAGCGGTCACAGGTAGGGTGCTTGTAAGACAATAATCTTGATATTTACGATCCCACCCCATGGGAAATATTTTTCTCACCAAGTCCAGAGCAAAAAGTCTGAACTTAGGGTCGGGAGCGGACTGAATTTCCGCCAAACGTTCAACATATTGTCTTACCAGAGGTTTCTTCCCTGGAATCACTTTCCGGAAGAGAAATAGGGAGTGCGCAATCCCGAATCTAGATTGCGCGGATAGCCTTGCACACTCGGCTATCCATGGGTGTGTACGATCCTTCTCAATTAAACTTGTACAAAACCTTTTGAGGTGTGCAAGATCTTCGAATTGAGGCCGTGTTAAAGAGATACCATAAAGTTTCTCGATAACCGCCACAAACGATTCGAATCTCTCAAGGATCGAGCGATGAGAACCTGTAAAACTATTAATAGTATTACTTACAGGTACCGGAACTGTCACCGTAATGGCAGTAGGACCAGGATTT